TATTTACAGAGCGTGTGGACTTACACGTGCATAAATAAGCTATGCAAACTCGCCAGCTCGTTGCCGCTGAGGATTACTACCGGGGATGAGGATGAGATTGAAGTTAAAAACGGTCCAGTATATGATTTCTGGAACTCATTTACCAACCTTGACCCTAACACGCTTAACCTAAAAGAGCTTATTCGGCAAACGGTGGGTTGGGGCGAACTTACAGGAGAGAGGCATTGGATATTAAAGAGTGGGCGGTTATTTGGCGGCAAGATGCAATCGGTCGGCGGAATCGAACTTGTCGTTGGTAAACCTGCAATGAAGGCGAAATTAAGTAAAGACGCCACCAAGATTGATAAATGGGAACTGTCGCGCCCGAAAGGGAAAAAAGATATACTTTCTTTGGAACGTGTTATTTCTGACATAGCCTGGTCGCCATACGATCAATTTCGCGGCATATCGCCGGTAGATGCAGCCGCTCTGTCGATCTCGCAGGACTGGCAGGCGTCAACATTTAACGAAAGATCATTAGCGAATAATGCCGAGCCGGTCGGTTATCTTTACGAGGACAAGCCAGACGAATCGCAAATAGATGAATCGCAGGCAATGCAAATCGAATCGCGCTGGTACGCTAATCATAAGGGGGCTAGTCGTGCCGGCAGAATCACAGTTTTGTACGGCGGTCTTAAATGGGAGTCTATCGCCCGGTCTTATACTGATATGTGTTTTCCCGAACTAAGGCGAATGAGCCGTGAAGAGATACTGGGTATCTGGAATATGCCCAAGACCCTCGTCGGCTTAATGGAGGACGCCAACTATGGTTATGCCGAAACAGAGCAGGAGATATTCTGGAACAATACAATGCGAACGCTGGTCGGCGATATTAATGCTATGTTTCAGGCTGTTACGGATCGTATTACCGAAAAGCCCGGCACTATCAAAGTTTGGCTAGATATTACCGCCGCTCCTATTTTCGATCAATTGGAGATGAAACGGATCGACAAAGCGGAAAAGTTGTTCAAGATAGGCGCTCCGTTTAACGCGATAAACGAAAAGTTAAAATTGGGATATAAGGAGTATGAGTGGGGTGATGTCTGGTGGGCGTCGAAGGGGCTAAAGCCGGCTGATAAAATTATGGAGGAGCCGGACGCTGCCACTTTGCTGGCAATGCAATCCGAGATCGAATCGCAACGGCAAGAAAACCAACAAGAGGAGGAAGAGGAGGAGGAAAAAAAGGAGGAGGAAAAAAAGAGTGCTAAATTAAGAGCGCAGATAAGTCAAGCGTGGATACGATCTTGGTATCCGTTGGAGAACAAATTCAGGGGCCAAATCCGGCAGTATTTTATCAAATTAGAAAAAGAGATATTAGGTCGAGTATCGCAAAACATAAAAACGGTAAAGGATAATGTACAGGCTCGCGTTGACGTAAATGCCTTGTGGGGCAATACCCGCAAGCACGATGATACGCTAAAGCAAATAGCAAAAAAGCATTTCGATCAGGCATTAAAGTTGGGTTACATACAAAGTATTACCGAAGCGGGCGCTGCGATAGATGATTTCTTTTTGCCCGCCGATCCGGTCATCGAGGCTATGAAACGGCGGAAAACAATTCAGGTGGCGGCTATCAATGAAACCACAAAAAAACGACTTGAAAAGGGAATCAAAAAAGCAATACAGGAGTCTGACATTGCGGGCGAGACTTTGCAGGGCGTTGCAACTAGGGTCCAGGAAGCGATCAAAGGTACGTTCAGGATGCAAAGGTATCACGCGCAAACCATAGCGCGCACGGAGACGGCGCAATGTATCAATTTCGGTCGGCATGAAGCGAATAAGCGGGTCGGCCTTAAATATAAGATGTGGATTACCGCGCACGATGGGGCGGTTAGACCTTCACACCGAGCGGCTGAATATAAGTATGGTTCGCCGGACAAAGCAATTGATATAAATCAAGAGTTCGAGATAGGTAGCGCCAGGTTACGCCATCCTAACGATCCCAACGGACCGCCGGAAGAGATCATAAATTGTCGGTGTGCCGAGATTGCCATATCCGATAAACAGGGTCGGGATATTTCACTACGACAAATTTTAGATAAGGGATTTGTGTCATGCCACAACAAAGAACTATTAAGTATTTTGAAAACTTCGCAGCCATAAAAAGCAAAGGCGAGATTATTACCGCGCTTGCTTCAAGTGATGCCATAGATCGTGATGGTGAGGTTATCTGTCACGGCGCGTTTTCCGATTCGCTTGATTCGTTTGTTAAAAACGGAACTATTCTTGCCTGTCATCAGCACAGGCTGGCCGACGGCACGCCGCCGATGATCGGCAGGCCGTTAACTGCCAAGTACACCAATGACGGCTTGGAGGTGCAATTTAAGTTGGGCCAGGGTGAATTGGCGCAAAAGTGGCGTGTGGCTAGAGAAGACGGAACATGGCGCGGCGTAAGCGTCGGATTTATCCCGGTAAAAGGTGAAAATCGCACAATTAAAGATACAAATATACCGGCGTACCACCACACGAAAGCGGAGTTGTTGGAACTTTCCGCCGTACCTGTCGGCTCTAATCGCGACGCCACTTTACGGAGTTATCAGGACAACGAATTTATAGACCTAATCAAAAATTTATTAACCGACGGTTTCTCACAATCCCGTAAGGAATTGCTAGAGGAATTGAAGGTGTATATAGAGTCGCTTATCGTTCCCGAAAATGAGACGTTAACATATATCATGGATTCGTCGTCCGACGGTGACAATAACGATAAGCAAGTCATTAAAACACTTAGAGAATATGTTAACGGGCGACAATTTATATCTCGCTCGAAGGAGGATTAAAACAGATGCCAGCTGTTGAAATTGAAAATATCCTCGCCGATATAAAGCAGCAAGACGAGAATCTAGCCAAGAGGCTGGAACCCATCGAGACTGCTATTAGTGGTATCGACGAGATGAACAAGACAGTTGCCGAACTAAAAGAGGCGAAAGAAGAGTTACAAAAGGCTCTTAATAAATCGCTCGATGACGTAGAGGATTTGAAAAAGCTGATTAAGGCTTCGCGGGATCATATCTACGAACCGGGCGGAAAATATAACGGCGGGTTCGCCAGTCGCGAAGCGGCCAAGCAGTTCGGTTACTGGATCATGGGATTTTCCAAGGGCGGTCCTGTCCGGGCCAAAGCCTGGGAATATCTGGATAAATCCGGTATAGATATATCACCGGTGCAAAAGGCACTTGAGGAAGGCGTTACCAGCGAAGGCGGTGCGTTAGTGCCGGAGGAGTTTATCCCGAGCCTAATCGTTCTAATTGAAAGTTACGGCGTTGTTCGCAACTTATTCCAAACGGTCCCGATGGGCAGCGATACCTCAATCTGGCCGAAACTCAATTCTGACGTTACTGTTTATGCGCCTGGCGAGGAAGGCTCTATTACCGCCTCCGACCCGGCGTTCGCGAACGTCAAATTGGTGCCAACCAAATTGGCGGCTTTGACCAAAGTTTCCAGTGAATTGGCGGAAGATGCGGCTGTGGCGATTGGTGAAATCGTCGGCTCGTCCATGGCGCGTGCGTTCGCCAAAGCCGAGGACCAAGCAGGACTATTAGGAGACGGAACCTCCACTTATTGGGGATTTGTCGGCTTGACCGGGGCGTTCCAAAGCCTTGCAAGTTATAGTGCTCAAACGGCGAGCACCGCTTTAGGCGGACTTGTAACCGCCGCTGGTAACGTATTCAGTGAGTTTACTATCGGTAACTTTAGAACACTCATGGGCGTAACGCCTTCTTACGCCGAGGCCAACGCCAAGTTTGTCTGCTCCAAACGATTCTACTGGGAAGTAATTGTTAGGTTAGCGCAAGCAGCGGGCGGTATGCTCAAATCTGAATATGAGAGTTCGCAGGGCAAAACATTCCTGGGCTACCCTGTGGTCTATTCGGATGTCATGCCCAAGACAGACGCTAACTCTCAACAGGCGCTGTTCTTTGGCGATTTTAGGCAGGGTGCATATCTTGGCGACCGTCGAGCTTTTCAGGTTGACCAGGATGCTAGTGTTTACTTCGCATCCGACCAGATTGGTATCCGCGCAACAGAGCGGATAGGGATAAATGTTTTTGGATTTGGTGACACGTCGTCCGCAGGGCCGATCTGTTCCATGATTAGCTATGCCAGTTAAGGAGGTGATGTAGTAATGCAGGGAATTGAGCAAGTAAAATATGGTTACCTGTGTGCTCCTGAATTAAAAGATAACGGAGCACTGGATGGTCTTACGTATATAGACACCAAAGGCTATCAGCATTTACGAGTATTGATCCTTACCGGAGTCGTGGACGCCGACACTAGCGCCGCCCCGAAGTTGCAAGAGTGCGATACCACAGACGGCACTTACGCCGACATCACCAGTGCGGCCTTGGCTGCGGCTATGTCCGACGGCGACGACGATGAGATTGCCGCCATTGACGTGGACCTGACTACCGGTAGTCGAAAGAGGTATATCAAATGCCTTATGACTGCCGGGAACGGGACGACCGGTACGTATGCTTGTATCTTGGGCGTACTTAGCCGGCCAACGTTTAACGACCATGATGGCTTAGCCACCGATGCAGGACTGGACGAGCTTGTATCGGTCTAATCTATGGATGAATTGATAAACCACAATATACCAAGTCAGTATCTTTTCGGGGTGCCTACTCAACATTCACCGCTTGCGGTATGGGTGCTTGAGCAAATCCTGAATCGCTATCGACCGGGCGCTATTGTGGAAATCGGCACGTTCATGGGCGGATTGACAACCTACTTCGGAACCTGGGCGCTCAATAACAGCGCCCGGGTTCTTAGTGTTGACAAAAATCCAAAATTAAGCAAGAGCACCAAAAAACATCTGCTTTATTTAGGTGTGTTTTTAGAAAACACCGATGCTTATGAACCGGGTTTTGTGCGGTTTGCTCAAACGTTTATAGCGCATGAGAGCCGAAATTCGCTCATCTATTGCGATGGCGGTAAAAAGATTAAGGAGCTAAAAATATACGGAGAGATTGCACCGTTAGGCTCGCTAATCGGCTGTCACGATTACGGTACGGAAGTTATACCGGCGACGGCGGAGACGTATATGCAGCGATACGGGTATAGGAAGCTGATAGTGCCGGAACAGTTACGAAAGTTGGGCACGTTGCAACAATTCTGGATAAGAAATGGGAATAAGGGCAAGTTTAATCATAGCGGCGTACAACCGGGACAACCTACTTAAACAGTGTTTGCCAACAATAATTAGGCAATCGGTTGACCAGTTAGAGATTTTTGTGTGCGATGAGGCGGAAACGCCTGTCACCACAAAATCGCTCATTGACAAGTACAGAGACACAATAAAATATCTGCACACGGGCCAAACGAAAGAACTTGGCCGTAAATGGCGAGTGCCTGGTTTTGCGTTCAACATTGGGGTAAAGCAAACAGTCGGTGACGTGCTAATTTTATCTAGCGCCGAAATATACCATGTTGACGACTGCCTTGAACCAATGATCCAAGCGGTCGAAAAGGACGATAAAGCGCTGGCAATTCCTCGCGGCAAAGACGCCGCCGACGGGCAGACGGCAGATCAATTTGATGAAATGCGCACGCTTAATACCGAACTGCCTTTTTTGATGGCCATGCACCGCAAGTATTATGAGCAGGTCGGCGGGTTTGATGAGGATTTTACCGGCCATGGCCGCGACGATGTTGACTTAGTAGGTCGATTAAAGCATGTAGGATGTCATTATATACGGCTACCGTGCCGTTGTATCCATCTTTATCACCCTCTCGGCAAATCCGACCCAAGCAAGGCGGGGTTGGTGTCTAATATGGAGATTTACAGAAAAAAGAAGGGGATTATCGAAAGGAATAAGGGTAAGCAATGGGGCCAGATTTAGTAAGTTACGTAAGTGCATCGGAAATACCGGTAAAGCTGATAAAGCAAAGTGATCAGGCGGTAATTGACGGCAAGATAATCCCATACCATTTACACCTAAAACCGACTAATCGCTGCAATCTTAATTGTTCGTGGTGTAGTTGCCGGGACGTAGATCGAAGTTTAGAGCTATCCACCAAAGAGTGTCGTGCGATACTATTACACTTTAAGGCGCTGGGTTCCCGCGCATGCACGATAAGCGGCGGCGGCGAACCGACATTGCATGATGGGTTATGCGAGATTGTGCATTATGCCTGCCAATTAGGTTATGATGTATCGCTTGTAACAAACGGGATACGTATTGCCGAGGCAGATCGTAAATATGAAGGATTAAACGATCATCTTACCTGGTGTCGTGTATCGGTAACGCCGGACCGTGATTACAAGCCGATTATTAAAAGCATATCGGAAAAATGGCCAGACGTAAATATTGGCATTACGATGACGATTGATAGTGATGTCGATACGGTTCGTGTGTCGTATATCTGCGATGTTTGCGAGCAATTAAAAAACATTACGCATATCAGATTTGTTACTAATATCCTAAATCCCAACAGTATGCTATTGGAGCAGTGTAAAGAGTCCTGTAGTAACTGCTCTACCAAGGCGATTTATCAGGACAGGTCGCATTACACAAAGGGTACAAAACATTGCCGCGTATCCAAACTAAAGCCTATAGTCGATCCCAGCGGTTACGTTTTCCCTTGCTGCGGCGTTCAGTACGCAACCGATAAACAGAGACAAACGCCGGAATATATGAGATTATGCCACTGGACCGATTTTGACTGGAACACTAGTCCTTTCGACGGTTCGATTTGCCGAAAATGTTATTACAACGAATATAATCAAACGTTGGCGGCGCTGGTTAAAAAGATTGATCATGTAAATTTTGTTTAAGGAAAGGAAGCATGACTAAACCTAATATTCTGTTTGCCGTACCCACCAATGATAAGATACACCCGCAAACAACTTTATCCATCGCCAAAATATGCAGGCACCCGGCGATAAGTTATCTTGGCATTATCGGCTCGCCCACCGATCAATTACGTAATGCCATTGTGAGAGCGTGTCTTCAGGATATTGCCTATACGCACGTGATGATGATGGATTCGGACATTGAGCCGCCGGACAATATTGTTGACTTACTGCTGGAATGTAACGCGCCGATGGCAACGGCTATCGTGCCGATTTGTGTACACAAAAAAATAGTAAC